CCGCAGGCAACTGGCGCTGCTGATGCCGTGCTGCGGGTCGCTGCAGGTGCTGCGGTGGCGAGAGCACATGCAATGGGACCGGCCGGATGGTGAGGTGTGGGTGCGATGCCCAGGGTGCGGCGAGCGTGTGGGGCAGCAGCACAAGACCGGGATGCTGCTGGGTGCGGAGTGGCAGGCGAGCGCAGCGGGCGATGGGCTGACGGCGGGCTTCCATCTGCCGGGCTGGTATGCGCCGGCGGGCTGGACCAGCTGGGAGCAGATCCGGGACGAGTTCATGCGGGCGAAGGATGACCCGCTGCTGCTCAAGGGCTGGGTGAACAAGCGGGCGGCGGAGGCCTGGGAGGATGAGGCGGTGGCGCGTATCAGCGCGGACGGGCTGATGGCACGGGCGGCAGAGGATCCGTACCCGGCGGGGCAGGTGCCGGCTGGTGTGGTGCTGCTGCTGATGGCGGTGGATGTGCAGGACACCTGGCTGGAGACGACGGTGTGGGGCGTGGGTCGTGGTGAGGAGCTGTGGCGGATCTGGCACCAGAAGGTGGAGGGCGACCCGGCGGGAGACGATGTGTGGGAGCAGATCGAGAGCATCAGGACGACGCAGTGGCCGCGGGCCGGCGGCGGTGTGATGACGGTGAGGCACTGCGGGGTGGACACCGGCGGGCACTTCACGCAGGAGGCCTACGAGTACTGCCGGCGCCATGCGGGCGCGGGCGTGGTGGCGCTGAAGGGCAGCAGCACGCGGAACGCGCCGGCACTGAGCAAGGGCAACAAGGTGGACCTGAACTGGCGGGGGAGGGTGATCAAGGGCGGGTTGACGCTGTACCTGGTGGGCGGCGACACGTTGAAGCGGACCATCTACGCACGGCTCAAGCGTGAGACTGCCGGGCCTGGTGCGGTGCACTTCGACGACGGCACGACGGAGGACTACCTGAAGGGGCTGACCTGCGAGCGGCTGGTGCCGCGGTATGTGAAGGGCTTCCAGGTGCTCGAGTGGCAGAAGCCCAGCGGCGCGCGCAATGAACCGCTCGACCTGGTGGTGTATTGCCTGGCGCTGCTGGAGCTGGTGAAGCGGCGATACAACCGGGCGACGATGTGGGACCAGCTGGCGGCGGCAGTGGAGCAGGGCAAGCCGGCGGCGGCGGCGGGTGAGGTGAAGCGGCGGCGGCCGGCCCCGGCCCGCGGTGGCGCGAGCTTCGTGTCCGGGTGGTAGCTTGTGGGGGCATTGGTCTGCACTGCTCAGCGACTGCAATCACTGAGCTTCCCCTCACCGTTGGCGCGGTGAGGGGATTTTCTTTGGCGGGCCCTGCCCGTCCCGGGTGGTAGCGCACGCTGCCGCTACAGTGACCGTACGGAGGTGGCGCCTGTGACGGTACCGGCAGAGATCAGAGCAGGCGACACGGTGCAATGGATCGAGCCGGCGGCGGTTGATCTGGACGGCAACCCGGCGACGTCTGCGACCTGGACGCTGAGCACGTTCCTGCGGACGAACACCGCGAGCGAGGGCGCGACGGTCACCGGCACGGCGCGGAGTGACGGCGGGTGGGACATGGCGATCAGCGCCACCACGTCGGGTGCGTTCGATGCGGGGCAGTGGTACTGGCAGACGCGGATCAGCAGCGGCGCCACGGTGATCACGGTGGGCAGCGGCACCACGCTGGTGGTCGCGGCGCTCAGCTATGCCGGGTCGCCCGGTGCTCTCGATGGCCGGAGCCAGGCGGAGCAGGATCTGGATGCGGTGCAGGCTGCGATCAGATCGCTGATCAGCAAGGGCGCGAAGCAATACACCATCGGCAGCCGGAGCTTCACGGCGAACGACCTGGGGCAGCTGATGGAACGAGAGGCGCAGCTGAAGGCGATCGTGGCGCGAGAGCGTGCAGCGGAGAAGGTGGCGGCCGGGCTGGGTGATCCGCGCAACCTGTTCGTGAGGTTCACCTGATGGCGAAGCGGAAGCGCAGCGGCCGGATTGCAGGCGGTGGGTTCGAGGATGTGGAGCAGCCAGCACCGAAGCGGCGGCGCCGGCAGTACGAGGGCGCGATGGTGTCGCGGCTCACATCGGACTGGGTGACCAGCTCGACGAGTGCAGACGCTGAGATTGACGGCAGCCTGATCCGGCTGCGCAACCGCTCGCGCCAGCTGGTGCGCGACAACAGCTACGCAAGGCAGGCGATCCGTGCGATCGGCGCCAACGTGGTGGGCCGCGGCATCCGGCTCCAGGGTCGGGTGATGATGCAGCGCGGCGGCGGCCGGCTGGATCAGGGACTGAACGGTCGGATCGAAGCAGCCTGGCAGCAGTGGTCGCACAACGATCGCTGCCATGTGGCGGGGAAGCTGAGCCTGCCGGAGATCCTGCGGCTGGCGATGCGCAGCGTCGCGGAGTCGGGTGAGGTGTTCATCCGCGTGGTGCCTGAGGCGTTCGGCCGGAGCCGTGTCCCCCTGGCGCTGGAGATCATCGAGGCGGACTACTGCGACGAGGGCAAGAGCTCGGGCCCTGATGCGCAGGGCAACGAGTGGCGCATGGGCGTGAAGGTGAACCGCTGGGGCCGGCCGCTCAGCTATGCGTTCCGCACGCGCCACCCTGGCGACATGATCAACGGGGTGGGCTATGCCACGCAGGAGGTGCCGGCCTCTGAGATCATCCACCTGTTCGTCACGGAGCGCCCGGGGCAGACGCGCGGTGTGCCGTGGATGGCGTCGGCGGTGAAGCGGCTGCACCACCTGGCGGGATACGAGGAGGCCGAGGTGGTGCGTGCGCGGGCGAGCTCCAGCCTTATGGGCTTCATCCAGAGCCCGGAGGGTGAGCTACAGGGCGATGACGTGTACGACGAGGAACGGGTCAGCAACTTCGAGCCGGGCGTGTTCAAGTACCTGGCACCGGGCGAGTCGGTGAGCGTGCCTCAGCTGGATGCACCGGATGGGCAGTTCGAGCCGTTCTTGCGCGCGATGCTGCGGGCGGTGGCTGCGGCGATCGGTTGTTCCTACGAGACCGTGAGTCGTGATTTTTCGCAAAGCAACTATTCCAGCTCCCGGCTGAGCCTGCTGGAGGATCGGGAGGAATGGCGGACGCTGCAGGACTGGCTGATTGAGCACCTGCTGCAGCCGGTCTACGAGCGTTGGCTGGCGGCTGCGGTCGGCAGTGGTGCGCTGGTGCTGACTGGGTATGAGGTGGTGCCGGAACGGTTCGAGATGGTGCGCTGGTTCCCGCGCGGCTGGGCGTGGGTCGATCCGGGTAAGGAGGTGGCGGCCTACAAGGACGCGGTGCGGTCGGGCTTCAAGACCCAGGCGCAGGTGGTGGCCGAGAGTGGCGGCGACCTGGAGGATCTGCTGTTGGCGCGCGCCAATGAGGTGGACCGTGCGGAGCAACTGGGGCTGCAGTTCGACACGAACCCGGCGCAGGTATCGGGCGCTGGTGTCGCGCAGACGCAGCTAGGCCCGAGCGATGCGCAGCCCCCTGGTGAGCTGGAGTCACCGGAGGAAGAGGATGCCGAGGATCCGGATGAGCTCGAGGAGCCGGGCACCGATGGCTGAGATCAACGGGCAGACGATCAACCTGATGCCGACCGCCGGGATGCGTGATGAGGCGGAGCGGTATCGGGCATGGAAGGACGAGGGCCGACCGGGGGGGACTGAGGTTGCAGCGCGCCGCGCGGGACAGATCCTGTCCGGCGATGAGCTGAGCCCTGAGACCGTCGTGACCATGGCGGCATGGTTCGCGCGGCATGAGGTGGACAAGCAGGGCGAGGGCTTCAGCCCTGGGGAGGATGGCTATCCCTCGCCGGGTCGTGTGGCATGGGCAGCATGGGGCGGCGACTCGGGGCAGACCTGGGCGAGCAGCAAGGCGGACACCATCAAGGCTGCACAGGATCGGGGCGCTACAGTGAGTCCAGGATCTGTAGCCTCTGCCGTGAATCTGCGCGAGCTGAATCAGCAGCCACTGCGCCGGCAGGCGTCGTTCGACTATGCCGCGGCCGTGCGCGCCAAGGCTGCTGATGATGAGCAGCCGGACGTTCGCACGTTCGAATTCCCGTTCTCCAGCGAGGCGCCGGTTGATCGTTGGTTCGGTCGCGAGATCCTGAGCCACGATGAATCGGCTGTCGATCTGTCGCGGCTGAATGATGCGGCGCCACTGCTGTGGAACCACGACCCCGACCGTGTGCTGGGCGTGATCGAGCGCGGCTGGCTGGACGATGGCCGCGGCATGGTCCGCGTGCGGTTCGCCCGCAATGCGTTCGCTGAAGAGAAGCTGGCTGATGTGCGTGATGGGATCCTGCGGAATGTGTCCGTGGGCTATGCCATCAACGATGCCCAGCCCATCC